CTTACAAGTGCATGCCAGCGAATACAGCTGGGTAGGTAATAAAAAAATTGATGCAGAAATTGATAATAACAGTACTATAGATGAGCTGTTTAATCAGCTTAAAAATCAGGTCGAAGGTCACCTTGCTTCCACTGAACGCCCTCTTTATGTAGGGCTCGCTGACAATTTGCACACACTGTCTTAAGGTTTGTTGGTCTAGTATTATTCAGATTCTCATCTACATGGAAAACATTAAATTGTTCTTGATGTTTTCCTTTGTAGCCGCATTTATCGCAAATTAATTTTTGTCTGTACCCGTCACGATACCATTTAGGTATTCCTATAGCTATACCTCCTGATTTTAGACAAGGCTCACATTTTTTTCTATAATAAACTTTACCTTGTTTTTTATAGTTCACAGCAGCCGGTCTTAAGCCACAGATACATAACGGTCTATTCATATATCTATTTATAGCTACCCTTTTCTTCCCCTTTTTTAGGTCGCATAACACACCGAATTTCAGTTTTTCCAATAAATAATAATAGAAACATCTTTAGGAGAATCCAGATGGCATTAACTTCACCAGGCGTAGAAGTCAAAGTTATTGACGAGTCATTTTACACACCAGCAGAACCCGGCACAGTACCATTAGTCATTGTTACAACTGCTGAAAACAAATCAAACGGCGGCGGTACAGGCATTGCACCTGGTACATTAAGAGCCAATGCTGGCACAGTATATTTGTTAACTAGTCAAAAAGATTTAGCAGATACCTTCGGCGATCCTGTTTTTAAGACAGACGCTAATAACAATCCTGTACATGCAGGAGAACAGAATGAATACGGTTTACAAGCTGCTTACAGTTTACTAGGAGTAAGCAATCGTGCTTTTGTAGTACGTGCAGATGTTGATTTAGATGCTCTTACAGCTACAGCAACAGAGCCAACAGCAGATCCGTCAAACGGCACATATTGGTTAGACACAGCTAACACAAAATTTGGTATTTTTGAATGGAACGGAGCACCTGCTACAACGACTGGTGGCAAAAAGTTTACTAATAAAACTCCTAGAATTTTAAACAACTTATCTGATATTGATTCAGGTACTAATGGCCCAAAAGCTACTATTGGTACAATAGGTGATTATGCTATAGTTACCGCAGACGATTCTACCAGCACTCCAGCATTAGCAACTACACATCCTATGACAATCTGGTTTAAGAGTAAAGGTGCAGATTATCCTGGAAGTATTGTATCAGCAGGGCAATGGGTAGAAGTGGGTTCAGAAGAATGGTCGTTATCATGGCCTGTAGTAACCAGTGATGTAGTAACAGATCCGCTACCTACCGGCCACGTTTTTAAAATTAATGGAACATCTATAACTACTAGCGGAACTACTTTATCTACATTAAAAACAGATATCAACAATGCTAACGTCGTTGGCGTAAAAGCAGCAGTAGTAAACAGCAAATTAGAAATTTATTGCACTGGAACACTAGGACTAGATCCGATCGACAGCACGGCAAGTAATGCTGTAGATATTGAGGAAGTAAACAATCCGGCTACTCCAGGAATTCCTTACACAATTTTATCCGATATCGGTGTTGATGTAGCTGTTTATTATGCACCAAAACTTCAAATTAGCAAACACACACAAGTTCCTGAATGGAAATTAACCAACTTATTCATCGGTGCAGCAGAAAGACCTACTGGGTCTGTATGGATTAAAACTACTGAACCTAATGTAGGTGCTAAATTTTCATTAAATCGTTGGAATAGCACAACAAAAGCATGGGAAAAAGTTGCAGCTCCTTTATATGAAAATGGACATCAGGCTATTTACAATCTAGATAGAACTGGCGGCGGCGCAAACTTAGCAGTAGGAACTTCCTATGTTCAGACAAACTATGACGAAAACAATGGTACCGACAGCACTCCTAGACAAGCAAATTTTAAACTTTATCGTAAGTCTGCAACAGGTGCAACTACTGTAAAAACAGACAGTATCGATGTAGGAGTATTTGGTGCTGGCGCAAAAACATTTTACATAGCCGAAAGCTTAATTGGAACAGAAGTGTTAGGTGATTATAATGTCACATCAACGTACAGTAACAAAACTGTTTCCTGGACTGCTGTAAACAGTTCTGCTGATGCTGCTGCTTTGTCTACTGCTATCAATGCCGCTGGACTAACAAACATCGAAGCTAGCGTAGACACTTTAAACAGAGTAGTAATCAGTCATTTACGAGGCGGAGAGATTCGATTTAAAGAAGGCAGCGGTAATACTTTAAGTCAAGCAGGATTTAGTGCATATGATTTTGAACCAAGCAGCGGAACGTTCGGAACAGGTACAGAAAATTTATTAGGTACAGTAGGTGATCCATTACACGATTATATTGCAAGCTTATGGCATCCTTTGGTATATGTTGTTGATTCATCATCTCCTGGTAGTTTAGCAGAAGATGGAACACTATGGTATAACTCAGTTATAGACGAAGTAGACATGTTAATTCATGATGGTACTTCATGGATTGGTTATCATGTTGCTTCTGCTGGAAACCCACATAGTAATACTGACCCATCTGGACCTATTGTAAGTGCCACAGAACCAGAAAAGCAAAGTGATAACACTTCATTAGTCACTGGAGATATCTGGATCGATACTAGTGATTTGGAAAATTTCCCAACAATTTACAAATACAATTTATCATTAGCAGCAGGAAAGAGATGGGTATTAGTAGATACTAGTGATCAAACTACAGAAGAAGGTATTATTTTTGCAGATGCACGTTGGAATATTACTGGAGAAGATAGTGACGAACCAGCATCTATTGTAGATTTGCTTGAAAGCGACTACTTAGATCCTGACACTCCAGATCCAGCATTATATCCAAGAGGCATGTTACTATGGAACACACGTAGAAGTGGCTTCAACGTTAAACGTTTTGTTAGAAACTATATTGACGTTACCGCAGAAAACACACGTGCCGCTGATGAGTCAATGATTAACTATTGGCCGCATCGCTGGGTTACAGAAAGTCCAAATCAAGCAGACGGAACAGCTAGTTTAGGACGTAAGTCGCAACGTGCTGTAGTTGTTAAGGCATTACAAGCGGCTGTTAATAGTAATGATCAAATCAGAGACGAAGAAGGCAGAGTATTCAATCTAATAGCATGTCCAGGGTATCCTGAATTAATTGGTGAAATGGTTTCTTTAAACACTGACAGAGGTCTTACAGCATTTGTAATTGGCGATAGTCCAGCAAGATTAACTAGTGATGCAACCAGTTTATTAGAGTGGGCAAGTAACGCTAACGGTGCAGTAGAAGATAATGATGTTGGAGCAGTATCGTTCGATGAATACATGGCTATGTTCTATCCATGGGGCTTCTCAAGCGATAATTTTGGTAATAACATTGTTGTACCTCCAAGTCACATGATGTTAAGAACATTTGCTTTAAATGACCAAGTTGCTTATCCTTGGTTTGCTCCAGCAGGTGTACGTCGTGGTGGTATTACTAATGCTACAGCAGTTGGTTATGTTACCAGCGAAGGCGAATTTAGTTCAGTAGCACTAAACAGTGGACAACGTGATACACTATACGAACAGAAGGTTAATCCGTTAACATTCTTAACAGGTACAGGATTAGTCAATTACGGACAAAAAACTCGTGCTAGAGGATCAAGCTCATTAGATCGTATTAATGTAGCACGTCTAGTTGTTTACTTACGTCGCCAATTAAATGCACTAGCTAAACCTTATATTTTTGAACCTAATGACAAGATCACTAGAGACGAAATTAAAGCGGCGGTTGAAAGTCTGTTGTTAGAACTAGTAGGACAAAGAGCAATTTACGACTACATTGTTGTCTGCGATGAGAGTAATAATACTCCAAGTAGAATTGATCGTAACGAGCTATATATTGACATTGCTATTGAACCAGTAAAAGCTGTAGAATTTATTTACATTCCTCTACGCTTAAAGAATACTGGCGAAATCGCTTCGTTAGGTTAATTATAAGGATTAAAAAATGGCAATTTCATCATTATCAAAATTTACAGTACCTTTAGCTAGCGATCAAAGCTCTAGCACACAAGGTATGTTGATGCCAAAATTAAAATATCGCTTTAGAGTGATGTTTGAAAATTTTGGAGTATCAACACCTACTACCGAACTTACTAAACAAGTTCAGACAGCAGCTCGTCCACAAGTACAATTTCAAAATCAGACAATTGAAATTTACAACAGTAAAATCAACTATGCTGGTAAGCACACATGGCAAACTATCGCTATTACCTTACGTGACGATGTTAGTGGAAATGTACAAAAGCTTGTCGGAGAACAATTGCAGAAGCAATTTGACTTCTTAGAGCAAAGTTCAGCAGCAAGCGCAATTGATTATAAATTTAATCTAAGAATTGAAATGTTAGACGGCGGTAACGGTGGCGACAAGCCTAACGTTTTAGAAACCTGGGAATGTTACGGTTGTTATCTTACAGCAGTAAACTACCAGAACTTAGCATATAGCGAACAAACTCCCGCTATGATTGATTTAACAATACAACCTGACAATTGTGTTCAAACTCCAACTAACACCGGTGTTGGAACTAATGTCGGTAGAGCACTTGGTACTTTTGCTACTGGCGGCGGAACTTAATAAAAAGCAGCGAAAGCTGCTTTTTTTATGACTTTTTATTAACTACGTAGTTAATAGAAATCAATAAATACATTTATGGCAAGCAAAGGTCTTAGACAACTAGTCGGAGGGTTACTTAATCCCAAAGGAAATCTTGGGGATTTTAGACACGCTGCACGACTATTTACAGATGATAGTTTTAGGTTACTTCCTAAGAGTAAATTTTTATTTCATGTTTATTTTAGAATAAACACTAATGCTCTTAAAAGTTTAAATTTCAGATATCAACATCAAAATGAAATAGGGATGTTAGTTAAATCAGCAGAGCTTCCTAAATTTGCTGTATCAACTGAAGTTGTTAATCAATATAATAGAAAAAAAGTAGTTCAAACTAAAATAGATTATCAAGCAGTTACATTAAAATTTCACGATGACAATCTTGGTGTAACAAGACAGCTTTGGGAAAATTATTTTAGTTATTATTATGCTGACCCAATTACAGCTAAACAATATGGTAATTATTTAAGAAATGCCACTTTAAATAAAAACTACATACGTTTTCCATACGGTTTAGATAATAACAGTGCAATTCCATTTTTTGAAGAAATAACAATATATCAAATGGCTAGAAAATATTGGAATAGCTACACCTTAGTGAATCCAATTATTAGTAATTTTTCACATGACTCGTTAGATTATTCTAATAATAGTCCTGCCGAACAATCTATGACACTTCAATATGAATCTGTATATTATGATAATGGATTTGTACAGCAAAATAGTCCTCCTGGGTTCGGAGTCGATCATTACGATACTGTTCCTAGCCCGATTACATTAGCAGGTGGTGGGACGAGATCACTGTTCGGCTCTGGCGGCATTTTAGCAGGAGTTTCGGATGTATTCGGAGCAGTTAGTTCAGGAAGAGCGTTTGAAAGTCCTGAAAATTTCCTTGCTACCAGTATTAGAGCAGTTAATACATATCAGAATAGTAAACAGCTATCAAGAACAGGTATTAATGAAGAATTTACTAATGTTACAAATAGAAGTTTATCTACAGTTACAAGACAAGGTATAAGTGGAATTAATAACACAAGCTTTCCTATAAGTGATGTCAATTCTAATAATGTAGTTAATGCCACACCTAGAAAATTAAATCCATAATATGACAATCAATACTAATTTACCGTTATCTTCCTCGTCAGATAGTGCAGACGAAGTCCGAAGTTTTTTTGACAAATATTTCACACATCAAATAACGTTTCCTAGTAATCAAATTGATGCAGTACTAGGCTTTTTCCTCAAAAACGGGTTCGATGAGCAAGCTGCTAAAAGTACTGCTATTGTTTTATTAAATCAATCAAGAATAGACAATGTAAACCCTATGCAACTTATTGATACACTCAAAACTCTAAATGGAGCGCAACTAAGTCAAGTAGTAACTGAAATATTAAACTTATATAGAGAAAAAACAAGCTCTTTAGGATTCAAAGTGTTAAACATAGAGTCCACTTATGAAAGTCGAAACATTGCACAATGAGTCGTTGGGCACGTGGAAAATTTCAACTTAAAAATCCTGACAAATATGTAGGAAATCATAGTCCTACATATAGAAGCAGTTGGGAATGGCATTTTATGACATTTTGTGATAGAGATACTCGTATTATGAAATGGGCAAGTGAAGCAATTAAAATTCCGTACAAAGATCCGTTCACTGGTAGGCAAACAATTTATGTACCAGATTTTTTTATACAGTATGCTGATAAATCTGGTAAAATTCAAGTAGAAATAGTAGAAGTAAAACCAGCTAGTCAAACATTGCTTGAGAAAGCAGGTAAAAATAGAAATAATCAGTTACAATGGGCAAAGAATCAAGCTAAATGGCGTGCCGCTTATATTTGGTGTAGTAAGCAAGGAATAAAATTTAGAGTGTTAAACGAAAATGATTTATTTCATAACGGAGCTATGAGATAAGTACAATACCATGAAAAAACTTGAAGAAATTCTAAATTTACCAGAATCTAAAAAAATTATCAAGCAAGATGTGAAAGAAAAAGCTACGGAAACAGCAGAGCCTTTTCTAAGAGATATAGCTGAGTTTGATAAAATTTCTAAAGCTCTTCCACAGGTTAAAGGGTTAGGCGATTTCAGTGATGCAGAATTTGACGCATTAGCTCAACGAGCTACCGATGCGTTCGATGACTTAATGGATTTAGGCATGAACGTAGAAGCAAGATATTCGGGCAGAGTATTCGAAGTAGCTGGCTCTATGCTCAAAAATGCTATTGATGCAAAAGCAGCTAAAATAGATAAAAAGCTTAAAATGGTCGAACTACAGCTTAAGAAGCAAAAACTAGACCAGGATACTAAATTAGACGATAATAGTATCGACATGACAAATAGTGCAGTAATTGTTACAGATCGTAACAGTTTAATTGAAAAACTTAAGAATTTAAAATAAATATAGTATCAGGATTTTAACATGAAATCATTTAAAGAATACCTATTAGAAAGCGTAGAAGAAAAAAAGTACGCATTTAAGATAAAAATTGCCGGCGATCTTCCCGAGCATATCGAAGACACCATGCAGGTTGCTTTGGAAAAATACAAAGTCTCAAATTTTAGCAAGGGAAAAACAACCCCGATTCAAGCAAAATTAGTAGATTTTCCTACATTAGAGAATTCACAAGTAACCGTGTTTGATGTGGAATTAGATTATCCAACAACTAGCCAAGTTCTTACTGCATACATGTTAGAACAAACAGGTGTAGATCCTTGTTGTATTAATGTCAGAAGTCTTAAAGAAGACGATGAAATTAGGATCAACAATGAACATGCTGATGAAGATTCGAAAAAAGAATCATTACTAAATCAAGATTATACTAAAGAGAATAATCAAAATTTAGTAGGAGATAAAAAAATCAGTAGTCTTCTTAAAGAACTAGCAAAACAAAGTAAAGAATCTCAAGCAACACAATATAAAGGTGTCAATGAAAAAATTCTTGCAAAATCAGCACCAAAAGAAAAAGCTACTGCTGAACAAAAAAGTAGTCCGTCCCACAGTGTAATAAACGGACGATCAGGAAAAGGAAAATAATATGGACTTTCAACAATTAATGGCACGTATGGTAGAATTAGATCAACCAGTGCAAGAATCAGATAAGCAGGCAAGTAAAGATTACGACGGCGACGGTGAAGTAGAATCCGGCAAAGACGAATACATGGGTAGTCGTGATAAAGCTATCAAGAAAGCTACAGGCAACGATGATGAAGAAACTAAAGAAAGTTTAGACTTACTAGCCGATGAATTGGAACAAGACATGGATGAGTGTGGCATGGGTCCAATGAGTATGCCTTCTATGAACAAACAACAAGATAATGTTAGCATGAATGTTAGCATGAATGGGGCAGGTAGTGGCGGCATTAGAGATTTAATGAACATTCTTAGAAATTTAGATGATGTAGGCGACTCTCATGATCACGACCACGATGATGGGTTAGATATGAAACTTGCACAACCATCTATTTTAATGAAAAAAGAACCAGTTTTAGGCGACGAGTATGCTAATTCGCCTGATGTTCAGATTGGACAAGGTAATTTTCCTATCGATCAAGGAAATGATTTACACAGATCGAAAAACAGCTACAGCGACAAGCCTTATAGAGGCGATAATCCGATGGCATTAGAAGGACTACAATCTAGATTAGCATCGATGTATAATACTATTAAAAGTCGAAACTAATTAAAAATCAGTGAATCCAAATAGCCCCTCTTCGGGGCTATTTTTTTGTAAATAAAAATATGGCAAACAAAAGTTTAGACGGCGTTTTAACTAAAAAAGCACATACTAAAGAAACCTTCACAGAACTTCAAATTGACAATCTGTTAAAATGTGCCGACCCAGATACTGGATATCACTATTTTTGTAAAAACTTTTTTTACATACAACATCCCGTTCAAGGTAAGATGTTGTTTAATCCTTTTGGATTTCAAACAGAATTATTAGATGCTTATCACGGCCATAGGTTTAATATCAACATGCTACCACGACAGATGGGTAAGACAACTTGCGCAGCAGGTTACTTACTGTGGTATGCTATGTTTCACCCAGACCAGACTATCCTTACATCCGCCCACAAATATACAGGCTCGCAGGAAATTATGCAACGTGTGCGATATGCCTATGAACTGTGTCCGGACTATATACGTAGTGGTGTTATTAACTATAACAAAGGTAGTATAGAATTTGACAACGGTAGTCGTATAGTTAGTACTACAACTACTGGCAACACTGGTCGTGGTATGAGTATATCATTACTTTATTGTGACGAGTTTGCCTTTGTTCCTCCGAATATTGCTGATGAATTTTGGACATCTATTTCTCCAACACTAGCAACTGGCGGTAAAGCAATTATCACATCA